CACCTAGTACCTTACTTAATGTAGGTGCTATTTTTATACATTAAAACAGGAAGGAGGTATATTATGGCAACAATTAGCAATGCAATAGAGGTGCAGGATAGATTTAGTAGTGCGTTAAATAATTTGTATATTGGAATAGATAGAGCAGTAAATAGATTTGAAGTGTTACAAAATGTAATGAATAGAGATGTTAATTTTAATGTTGGAAGTAATTTAAAAGCAGATTTAAATTCAGCCAATCAAGCAGTTTCTAATATAAATAATAATATTAATAATACTCAAAATAATCTAATGCAGGTAAACGCTACAGTAAATAAGATAAGTACAAATATAATCAACATAACTAATAATCAGCAGAAATTTAATGATGAAGTTAAAGAAGGCGCTAATTCTACAGATAACCTTTTAGGAAAAGTAAAATCTTTAGCTGGTGCATATTTAGGGTTTCAAGGAATTAAAGCATTGGTAAATACATCAGATCAATTTGTTCAAACTACAGCAAGACTTAATATGATGAATGATGGGTTACAGAGTACTGCTGAATTACAGGAAATGATATATCAATCTGCACAACGTTCAAGAGCATCTTATACTGATACAGCTAATGCAGTAGCACAATTAGGTAATAGAGCAAAAAATGCATTTAATAGCAATGAAGAAGTAATAGCTTTTTCAGAACAGTTAAATAAGATGTTTACTATTGCAGGAGCTAGCCAGCAGGAAATGAGTTCAGCGACACTCCAATTAACACAAGCTTTAGGAAGTGGAGTTCTTAGAGGAGAAGAATTTAATGCAGTTTTTGAAGCAGCACCCAATGTAATGCAAGCAGTAGCTGATTATATAGGTAAGCCCATAGGTGAATTAAAAGATTTAGCAAGTGAAGGAGAAATAACCGCAGATATTGTTAAAAAAGCTATGTTTGCGGCAGCTGATGAAACTAATGCTAAATTTGAAAGTATGCCTATGACATGGGCACAGGTATGGACTACAATTTCAAATGCTGTTTTAATGGCAAGCCAACCGATATTGACAGCGATAAATTGGATTGCAAATAATCTTGATATTATTGGACCAATAGTGTTAGGAATAGCTGCAGCAATTGGAGTTTATGCAATCGGGACCTATGGAGTAGCAGCAGCTACAGCCGTATGGTCAACAGTACAAAAAGTTATTAATGCAGAGTTATGGGCTTGCCCAGTAACATGGATTGTATTAGCAATAATTGCATTAATAGCAGTGATTTATTTAGCAGTTGCAGCAATAAACAGATGGAAAGGCACTAATATAAGTGCAACTGGAATAGTGGCAGCAATATTTTGGAGTTTAGGCGCCGTTATATGGAATGTAATAGCCTATACATGGAATAAGTTTGCAGCATTTTATGAGTTTTTCATTAACATTAGTACAGATAAAACATATGCAGTTAAAAGATTATTTGTCAATTTAGCAACTAATGTAATAGATGCTTGTATTGCAATGACAAAGGGAGTTGATGGCTTTGCTACTAATTTAGCTAATGGTGTTATAGATGGGGTTAATTTAGCTATTAGAGCTTGGAATGCTTTTATGAATATATTGCCAGATAGCGTGAAGAGTTTTCTTCATATTGGTGTTGGAACAGAAAAAAGTCATACCGCAAGCATAACAGGGACTTTGCAAAATGCAAAAGCCAGTCTTCAAAATTTGTTAGGTGACAAACCAGAAGACTATATAGAAATTCCTAAAATGCAAATGAAAGATATAGGAGCTTCAGCTATGGCAGGATATAACTGGGGTGCCAATTCTAAATTAAGTAATTTATTTGATTCAGGAGTTGATAATACAGATTACCAATCTCTTTTAGATGCGGCAGAAGGAGCAAATCAAGGCGCAGGCGATACAGCTAAAAATACTGGAGCCATGAAAGATGCTTTAGATATAACAGAAGAAGATTTGAAGTATATGAGAGATATTGCAGAACAAGAAGTTATTAATAGATTTACTACAGCAGAAATAAAGGTTGATATGACTAATTATAATTCAGTTAATAGTGACCTTGACATTGATGGGATAGTTGACACACTGGCTATAAAAGTAGAAGAGCAGATGAATATTAGTGCAGAGGGGGTACATGAATAATGGCTTATAAATTTTATATGGATAAAGTTCTGCTTCCTGTACCACCTTCAAAAATGACTACTAAAATATCAAATAAAAATAAGACAGTAACACTAATAAATGATGGTGAAGTTAGTATTTTAAAATCGCAAGGACTTACAGAAATAAGTTTTGATTTATTATTGCCTAATGTTGAATATCCTTTTGCAGATTATAAAAGCGGTAAATTTAGAAATGCAAAGTACTTTTTAGATAAATTTGAAAAATTGAAATTAAATAAAACATCATTTCAATTTATTGTAAGCAGAGAGTTACCTAAAGGAAAAGATTTATCTAGTACCAATATAACAGTTTCTCTTGAAGATTATAGTATTGTAGAGGATGCAAAAGAGGGATTTGATGTTACCGCATCGATTAAGTTAAAGCAATATAAACCATTTAGTACAAAGGTTGTTCAGCTTCAGACTACTATTGCGGCTAGCAGTAGTTCTGGAGTTATTTTTATACCTGCAAAAGAAGAAATTCCGCCTAAAGTAAATACAAGTACAATACCACCTTATACAGTAAAAAGTGGTGATTGTTTATGGAATATTTGCAAAAGATTTTTAGGTGATGGTAGTAAGTATTCTCAGATAGCTAAATTAAATAATATATCTAATCCTAATCTAATATATCCAGGTCAAGTAATTAGATTCTCATAAGGTTGGTGATTAAATGAGTCATGAAATAATAATAACAAACAAAGAAACAATGTACTATCCTGTAGTAGAAGAAGGAATAACATGGGAAACAGAAAGAAAAGGAAGTCCGGGCAAAGTGGAAGAGTTTCATTATGGAATGACATAGTTGATTTAGATAAAAAATTAGAAAAAATAAGAGCTATACAAGATTTTAGTTCTGACAATGTCATTGTTGAAAAGGGAGAGACTAAGAGAGCTGTTCTTTTAACTCAAACTATTAATCCAACAGTTGCTATGGGACAACTTTATATGGCTGTTTATGTAAAATAGAAAAGAAGGAGGATAAAAGAAGATGGCTAAACAAAGAACAATGAATGGAAAAGATGCAATAAGTGGATCAAAAGCTGAGTGCTTTGTAACTATAGAAAATAGAAGATATAACTTCATGCAGATTATAAATTTTGAGTCAAGTATGGAGAAAACAAAAACAGAAGTTCCGATATTAGGTAAAGTAAGCAAAGGAAATAAAGCTACAGGATGCAAATACACATTTAAAGGAACAGCCCATTATAATCAATCAATAATGAGAAAATTACTATACAGATTCAAAGAACTTGGAGAAGACATTTAATTTTGATATTCAAGTTACTAACGAAGATCCAACATCAAGTGTTGGTAGACAAACTATAATCCATAAGGATTGTAATTTAGATAGTGGTATATTAGCAAAGTTTGATGCAGATGCAGAGTACTTAGATGAAGAGATAAGTGGAACATTTGAAGATTGGGAAATGCCAGAAGAATTTTCTTTACTTGATGGCATGGAGTAATAAGAGCACTTTGGTGCTCTTTTAAATTATAAAAATATTGGAGTTGTTAGTTATGGAAGAAAAATTTGATGTATCTAAAATATTAGATATTAATACTCTTAAAGGAAAAACATTAAAAGAGAAAACAGAAAATTGCTATAAAATAATAGGTCAACACTTAATTGACCATTCAGAAAAATTAGCAGCAGACACTGAGCCAAATACAAGCGAAATAAGATTAAAAATAACAATACCATATAACTTTATGGTTACTTTGGAAAAGCAAACAGACTATCATATTATGAATGAAAAGGAGAATGAAAATGAGTAATTTAAAACTATTTTTAAAAGGAAATAAAAAACAAAGAGAAAGTGTTAAATATGCACCTACAACAAGTTTATTAGATGAGGAAGGCAAACCAGTAGAATTTGAATGGAAAGGAATTTCAGCGAAAGAAGATGAAGCACTTAGGGAAGATTGTACTATAGATGTACAAGTAACTGGAAAACCTAATATGTTCAGACCTAAATTTAATACTAATAAATACTTAACAAAGTTAGCTGTTGCAAGTTGTGTTGAGCCAGATTTATATAATGCAGAGTTACAAGATTCATATGAGGTAAGGACTCCAGAAGATCTATTAATGGAAATGGTAGATAATTCAGGTGAATATCAAGAATTATTAGGATTCATACAAAAAATTAATGGATTTGAAACTAAAAAAGATTTGGTTGAAGAAGCAAAAAACTAATAAAGGAAGGTGACGGTGAAACTATGTATGCTTATTATTGCTTGCATAAGTTTCACTGGGAGCCTAGCAAGTTTGTCAACCTTCCTTTAAAGGAAAAGGTGTTTATTATGGCTTGTATAGATGAAAGACTTGCTGAAGAAAAGAAGCAACAAGCTAAACTTAAAGCTAAGAGGAGGAGATAAAAGTGGCAACAATAAAGAATGCAATAACTATGCAAGATAGAATGTCTCCTGTCTTAAATAAAATGTTTAAAGCAATGCAAAGTAATCTTGAGCTTATGAAGCAAATGGATAAGGAATCTAATAAAGGAATAACAGGAAAAGCCTTTAAACAAGCTAAGAAAGATATTGATTCGGCTAATAATGCATTAATAAAGATGCAAAATAATTTAAGAAAATCAAAGCAAGAAACTGAGGGATTAGGGCACTCATTTAAAGGATTAAGTAGTGGTGGATTAGGACTATTGAATGCAAATGCAGCTATAGGGATAGGTCAGACTATAAAGAATATGGCTCAAAGTGCAACTAATTACTTAGATACTATGACTTTAACCAAAGCTAGGCTAGATATGATTAATGATGGAACTCAAACGACAGTAGAGTTGCAAGATAAAATTATGGCATCAGCAGATAGAGCAAGGATGTCTTATAAGGCTATGGGTGATAATGTAGCAAGACTTAATATGCTTGCTAAGGATCAATTCAAGAGTAATGATGAAGCTATAGCTTTTGTAGAAACACTTAATAAAATGTTTGTAGTTTCAGGTGCTTCAGCAGAGGAATCAACTTCAGCTATGTATCAGTTAAGCCAAGCAATGGCTGCTGGAAAGCTTCAGGGAGATGAGTTTAGATCTATAATGGAGAATGCACCAATGTTTGCAGATGCGATATCCAAGCAAGTAGGAAAGAGTAAGGGGGAACTAAAGGAATTATCTTCTGATGGATTAATAACTGCAGATATAATGAAGAATGCAATGTTTAATTATGCTGACGAAGTAGAAGAGAAGTTTAGTAAAATGCCTATGACTTTCGGCCAAAAAATGCAGCAAGTATCTAATAAGATGATGAAAAAATTAGAACCAGTTTCTAATAAGTTTTCTGAATGGCTAAATAGCGATAAAGGAAGTAGATTTTTTGATGGATTAATAGATGGGGTTACTGTACTGGCTAATGTTGCAATGGTAGCTTTAGAGGGCATATCAAATGGAATTGGATGGGTTCAAGACAATATACAATATTTATTACCATTCATAGTAGCATTAGGAGCAACAATGGTAGGTTCGGCAGCAATATCAGCTGCAGCTTGGACTGTCATATATAGCTTTTCCATAGCATCTACTGGTTGTACTCCTAAATCAACTACAACACTATCTATGTCATTACCTTCACTTATAACAATATCTTCAGGATCTACCTCTCTAATAGCACCCATTCTATTCAATTCTTTTAAATAGCTTAGAATGTCAGCTTTGAATATATTTCTCCCTGAAGCGTTATTATCCACTTTTCCTATATACTTATTTTCAAAAGTACTCTTTATAGAGTTATTTATATCATCCAATGTTCTTATAACTCTATTCTTTTTAAACTCTTTACCTTTATTGGCATTAACACTTGTAAATGTGTTTATATCACTTTCTATAACTACACTTTCATCTTGTCTATAAGAAAGTACCATCTTCCCAGCAATTAAAGCTTGTTCAAGCTCATCATCAGTCTTAGGATTAATTATTTGTACTGCTCCATTTATTACACTATAGGTATTTGATTTGTTTATATCAGCACCTGCAGTTAATCCTGCTACATAAGCAACAAAACTTTCTGGTGTTATCTCCTCATCAGAAGTTTTATATCCTTGATCTACTGATATAATTCCTTCATAATCTGCTTGTGCAAAGTCCTTTAAAACTGCTTGTACTTTCTTTCCTTTTTGCTCTCTAAGTTCTTTTATATAAGTAACTACAGATTGCTTTATTTTTGTTTTCTACTTGCAGTCGGCACACCCATAGTATTCCAAACTTTGCTCTTTACTAGCTCTAAATATTTACTATAACTTCCTTCTTCTATGCTTCCATTCGCACCACCTTCTAATAGAGCTCCTGCATTAGCAGCTAAAGCACCTTCCCCAGTAAAGTCTATCCAAGCATTATTTTCTATATCTCCAACTGTCTTACCTATCTGTCTATCTTTTTCTTTTCCATATAGATAAGTTATAACTTCAAAGTCCTCTTCAACTTCCTTTATTACCACACTTAAGTTATTTCCAATAACACCATCATATTTAGCTGTTGCTACTAAATTACCTAAGGTTGCATTCGCCTTACTACCTTTGCTATTAATCTTATATAATAAAACTAAATAACAATTCTTTAACGCTTCTCTGATAGGCTGTATTTCATTTTCATAGCCATAATAACCTATCTTATCTAAGCACTTACCATCACTTAAATCAGTACTATATACTGGGATAATTTCATCATTACCACGCCAACCTAGTACTACTGGCATTGTAGCTATTCCCCTATTTCCAACGCTACTCATTGGCTTAGGTACACTCTTAAAATTTATATATGCTCCTGGTCTTACTTTATTTGTACTTGCAAATATTCCTCCAGCCATTTAATTCACTCCTTCTCTTATATCTAAACTTTCCATTAAGGGCCTCTATCTTCTACTTTTTACAAACCCTTGTTTATAGCTTGCAAAGAATTGTAAAATATCATCTACAATTTCATATTTTAATTCCTTACCTCTAAGCAACTCTTTATCTTTTCTTACCTCTTGCAATAGTTCTTGGAGCTCTTCACCTTTGACAAGTAACTCCACCCTATCAGGTTCTTTCATATGGAATCTTACGTTAAATAAATACTCTCTATCGTATTTATCTCTTCCCACTTTATTTTGTTCTGCATTTAAACAAGTAACAAAAAAGCAAGGCGTTTTAAAACCTTGCTTTACCTTATCTTTATAAACTGTTACCTCTGGATATTTATCTTTTATTTTTCTAGTAATAGCACTTATCATTTCAGATATAGTCATTTTATACCTCCAAACTCAACATAAACTTCTCAAATTCTCTTTCAAATCTTTGTGGAATTTTACGCTGTACCTCTTCTATAGAAATAGTAGCCATAAAGTAACCTTCAACCCAATTTGTACGACTTCTATCTGTATGGCCATATTCAACAAATGAAGCATAGTCTTGGCTATTATATAGCCATACAACTAATTCATCATCTTTTTTCATAACACGTGTTATAAACCAATTTCTTTTTAATCCTCCTGTATCAACTGGAGTCCTTTTCTTGGTTTTTCCTAAATGCATCTAGAGCACATTTAATTAAAAACTTATTTAAAAACTTATCAAATTCAATAGCTGCCTTTTTATTAAGTATCTACAAACTTTTCAAACTCTTTATAATCAAAACTCATACTATGC